AGGCCAACAGCCTTTTCTCCGAAAGTAAGTGGGCGCGAGTCAGTCATGGTTTCCTCCTTAGTCAGCAACCAGCGTCCGCGAGATTTCTGCGTAGATGCGCGAGCCATCTTCGCTTGTCCGATGCTTCACTACCGCCCGAACATGCGCGTTCACGACTTCGTCATTGCGCATGCGTCGAGACATGGGCTTGGAAATATCGAGGCCACAATGTTCATGAAACTCATCGAGGCGGTAGATCGCGTCCTCGGTGAGGTAGAAGGTAGTCCGGAGGGTTTTGTTTTCCAGTCCGCCGGCTTCATCGAGTTCGTCCTCGTCAACGTCGTCCTCCGCGGACATTGGCTTGAGGGTAAACTGGGCAAAGTCCGTGCCTTTCTTCGAGGACTTGCCGTACTCGGGTGCGCCGGCGACTACGCAGAGATAGGTACCGGCCGGAAGCGGCTTGGGGCGATCGACTTCGGTGGGCTGCTCGTCAAGGATGGAGGAGAAGTTGGGCTTGTCGTTCATGGTTGGATCCTTTGGTTAGGCTTTACGAATCAGCGTGACGGATTTGGGTTTGTCATTTTTCACAGGCGCATCACGCAACGCCGAGAAAAATTCAGCAAGGCCGGTCTCGATCGGGAGTTCTTTGTTCAGGGTATTTGGTCGAGTGTTGGCAAGGTCAATCATTGCGTCGGATTCGACTTGGATCGTGCGCTTGCCGGCCTTGTTCTTGTATCGGATGTAGTTCGGGAAGTACTGGGGGATTTTCAACGACAGCTTCTGGCCCACGCCTTGAGGGAAGATTTTCTTGGTGCCATCCGGCAGGTCCATGTAGGTGCCGTGGGCGATAACAATGATGTTGGTGCGAATGGTGTTGGACATGAGCATAGCGAGTTGCTTTTCAACGTCGTCTTGCGCATTGCCGTAGACCGCCCGGCCATCGTAGTCGCCGGATTTGCCGCGAGGGATTATGGCTTCATGAAAATCATAAGCAGAGTCACACCAACGAGACAGGCTGTCGATAACAAGAATGGTATCAGACCCCCATTCGGCAGGATTTCCATAGTCAATTTCCTCCCCGGAAGTTTCATCGGTATACTTCCAGTTGGATAGAAGTTTCAGGGATTCGGTCCAAGCTTTGGGCTTGCCGTCGATTTGGGTACCGCCGGGGCCGGGTTTGTACTTATCGCGGACTGACCGGAACTCGACATTGGCTAGGTTGTCCGGGCATTCTTCGAGGACTTTGTACTTAAGTATATCAAGAAGATTGTCTAAGTCAAGGATGCGGAGCTTGTATCCGGCCTTAACTAGGGATACGAGCGAACCGGTCTTGCCGGACTTGGCATCGCCGAGGAGGAGGAGTTTGGTGAAGGAGTTAGACTGGTGGGAGGATAGGCTGGGCATCGTCAGGTTTCCTATAAAACGAGGGGCAGCGATAGCGAGAGTCGGTGATGGTAGCTACGTCAAGGGCGTTGTCTTTCTGGCAGGTGCCGGTGTGGGTATCGATGCGTTGCCAACCGACGCAGGTTTCGCAGCAGTTGGGTGGCCAGCGGAGCCAAGAAGGGACTACCGACTGCGGAGGGGATTCCATTTTTGGTCCTCCTCTAGCTTAACAAAGTCAGTCTTAAGAAACATTTCCCGAACTTGCGGGGACTTGGAACAAACTCCGCGGAATTTACATCCCCCAAACTTGTCACAACTTACATCGTTCATCGGCCAGTATTCAACGGTGGCGTAGTGTTCGGCATTGGCAAGGTGGAAGCGCAGGTCCATGAGCCATTCATCGAGTTGATCCGGGGTGCGGTAAGTGAATCGGCGAACAAAGCGGTGGGGGTCGGAGAGCATGATTTGCGCGCCGGAGATGCAGACGCCTTTGATCGGGGCGTCGAGGACGGTTGCGCCGGCGAGGGAGTAGAGGGTCATTTGGTTCGAGGGTTCGTATTGGTTGAAATAGTAGTCGGAGAGAGTTGTGGTTGTGGTTTTGTGGTCGAGGACGAAAAGATGGTCGTTGAAATTGATGACTCGGTCGAGGTGGCCGGAGAGGAGGTAGGGACGGGAAGGCTCATTGGCAGCACTCATGCCTTCTGGCGTATCAAGATCAAGATGGCTGATATCTTTATGTCCAGCCTCCGGCCCCCAATCAAGCTCAAACCGAAAGCTCAACTCTACCGCCGCGGTGCCGTCGGATTTGATATACGTCTCCGCGGGGTCATCTTCGTAATGGTCAAGATACCCGACCACCAAAGAAATGAGAGTCTCAGGGTTTTTGTACTTTCCGGCTTTGGAGTCGCGGTCAACTTCCCATCCTTCTATGTCATGCATGGCGCGGGTGATGGCTTCGCGCATTGCATCGTCGTGGCTTGCGCCATTGGCTTTGGCGATGTCGTAGTTCTGGAGGGCGGTGTGGTAGTGGATACCGAAGGTCAGGTGGACAGATTCGTCGCGCGAGGCCCAGCCATCGATGATGGTGTATTGGTAAAGGCGTGGACAGGTTTTGATCATGCCGAGGCAGGTGGAGTCCCAAGCGTACTGGATTTTGGTTCCGGGGAGGAATGGGGAGGCAGAGCCGTGGGTGAGGTAGGATTCATTGAGGGACATTGGAGTCAACCTTTGGAAAGGCGTTCGGAAGCTGTAAGTCGAATATGTTTTAGATTATCTACTTCACGCTCAAGCTGTTTTTTGATGTCACGTACAGCAGATGCTTGGTTCGATAATGCTTCTATCGAATTTTGAATCATATCGAGTTTGATATCGAGATTCTTGATTTGTTTGTTGAGAGCTTCCTCAGCTTTGCTTTGTCTCTTCATCAAATCCTCCTCTTGATCGGCTCGGCGGATGGCTTGGCGGTTAGCTTAGACATGATGGAAGATATATCAACGCTTGCAGGTTTCACTGGTTTTTCACCGGAGGCTTTGCGGTTTCGCTGGCGACGGTGGTATTCGATAATGACATCAATGTCATTCGGGGTCAGGTCGGTTGCGGCTTTGGCGTTGATTTCTTCCATGCGGGACATGAGGAGGTCGAGGTCATTCATCGGGCATCTCGATAGGCTCAAAGTTATCGGCAAAATATTGTGCCGCCACTAACCATTTATCTGCATGGTTTTTGGGATTGCGAGCAATCATATCACCTTCACGCGGAGAACCGTTCTCTTGATCGGGTTTTGATATGCTTATTTCGCTTATATCATCACCAAATTTCCATGGACGCATTTCAGCAATTTGTGTGCGTCTATACTTAATAAATTCATTCATCGATATATTCCTCCACGCCAATATTATGGACTGCCCGGGTTTTCTTGATTTCCTTTACTTTCTTAGCGACCAAATCTCGAACCTGATTAGTCCAACCATGGCCGAAGATGGAGCGAAGGAAATCTACGTCGGTTTCGTAGAGATTGATGTTAGTTCGATGGAGCTTCGACATTGTGGAGACTCACGGTTCGTTTGACGAGCATGACAGTATCGGGTGTAGATGGTGTGCAGACCACTATAGGTTCGTATCGTGCAATGCCTTTCGAGAATTTAGACGCATCCAGCTCAAAGACTTTAGGATTTGATACTTCGATTACGAGTCCGAGTTCTTCTGTCAAGGCACGTTCGAAAAGTTGTTCCATAATCTGCGGTTTCATTCGATGTCCTCGATTGCTACGATCAGGGCTTCCTGCCCGGCGGGGTCGATGTAGAGCCACCATTCACCGTCTTCATCTTCGGCTAGGCGGACGTAGAGTTTGTCGTAAAGGGATTTGCCGTGTTGTGGGTCGGACCGGTCGTAGATTTTCATGGACTCTCGGCGCTGGAGTTGGCGGAAATGGTTCATTCGCATACGGAGGTAGTGGGCGGCTTTCTTGGCGTCCTCGCCTGCACCGAGGCAAACACGGATGCCTTTGGGTTTGGCGAGGGCTTGCTCGAATAGCCGGTCACAATCTTCGTATGCAGCGATGGCATCGGTAAGGGCCAAGGGATTAATCCTCTTCGTCTTCGTCAGCAATGGAACGCATTGCCTCGTCGTAACCTTCCCAATTATCCACGCCATAAGCTTCTAAAGCATCGAGCTTGTTAATACGAGTTTCAAGGGTATTGAGTCTATTGGTTAGATTTTGAATTGCTGTACCTGCTGCACTCAAAACTATCCTGAGATTTTCATCGTCTTGGTCTGCTGCCATTTTGAAATATGTGTCTGCTAATGCCATCAGTGCCTCCTGTCGGATGAGATATAGATCAACGCGTCTTTGGTTCGCGTGTCGATGACGTAGCGAATATTATCTTCCTGACCTCCGGGACGGATTGATTCGGAATCAAGGTGGTAGACGCGATCGAATTCGAGGCCCTTAGATCTGTGACCGGACATGAAACGAATCTCGCCGTCTTGGGCTTCGAAGATATGCCGAGCATACGCAATTGCTTGTGCGAGGGTGCGACCGTGGCGAGCAAAGACCTTCATGCATTCGGCGGTGTCGGCTGCGGTTTTGGAATCTAGAGATTCGCGTTCGGATTGCCAGTCGTCGATGGCGGAGAGGGTTGCGGCTTGGGATAGGGATTCGTCCCCCAGCTTACCCAATAATCGTATGATTTTAGCCCCGATATCCACTCCCGCCACATCGACTCGTACTCCTCGCTGGAGCAACTCCATTGCCGTGTGTATAAGGGGTGCGTTGTATCGACAGATGACAGTTGATTCCATGTCGATATCGTGTATACTTCCTCGTAGAATAGAACCTCCGCTGCGCGAGGCTTGAATATCAGGCACCCGCCAACGCACGTTGTCAGTGATGTTGCTGGGGCACCGAAAGCTAACTGACAGCGGCATGACATCCATAGAGAATTGGTCAACTGCATCTGGCATCGCGGCGGTGTCGGCCCCACGAAATTCGTAGATGGACTGGGCTTCGTCGCCGACGCCGATTTGGCGAGAATGTCGGCAGAGCTTGGCGACCATCGCACGGTTGACAGGAGAAAGGTCTTGGTATTCATCGATCATCACGAGGGGGAAGGAGGGATAGTTGCCGCCGAAGAGGGAGGGCATGTAGGCTTGGTCGGTGAAGTCTATGATTCCTTCGTAGGCTTGGCGGATGGATTCGGTGAGGATTTCGTCGGTGAGGTACTGCACACCCGGAAGTAAGGTTTCATCAATGCGCCGCTCAACATCTCCGAAGGTACAGAGAGATTTTGATTCTTTGGCATGTCCACTCGGGATATAACCCACCGACCTCGCCATATTAACGACACTAATGGTTTGGTCATAGAGGGTCCACATGTGTTTGCGATCGTTGCGCGGGGCGTCGTCGACTAGGGTTTTGAAGATATCGCGGATTTTGTTCTTGTTCAGGGTCAGGCGCTTGGAGCAGTAGTCAGACCAGATTCGGTGGCCGAGGGAGTTGAAGGTACGGACGATGGTTGTTGCCTTCATGCGGCGGGTTGCTTCATCGGCGATGGATTTGTTGAAGCAGATAAGAAGGGCTGGCAAGGACCGCTGGGCTTGGTCGATCATGGTGAGCATTGTGGTCTTGCCGGTGCCAGCGCGGGCGCGGATCATGAGATTATCGTTGGTGGTTTTTACCTTCTCCAGAATCGCGGCTTGCTGAGGGGTTGGTGGAAGCGGCTGGTTCATTGGCTTTCCTTTCTGGAACAATTCCCAAGGCTGGGTCGTCTGGGAATACACCGGCGAGGCGTGGATCGATGGCGGCGTCGAATAGGGTGTGGTCGGTGAAGGGACGGGAGGAAGGATGGACGATGCGGAAGGATATGGTGCCCATTGGCTAAGCTCCGATTGTCTCTGATTATACCCGATTTAACTGGCGAGGGCAAGAGGAAAGTTGGTGCAGATGGAATTATTTTGATTTGTCCAGCGCTGTACGGGCGCGGCGGAGCGCGCAACCGCTCGACCAGCTTTGCGATCTCGTCACTCATGGGAGCCTCTTAGTCATCATCATGGGCTTCACGTCTCTAACGAGCGCAATGAAATCCTCCCTGTCCTGCTCAGACACGAAATAGAGGCATAGCGGGAGCGCGTCGTCCAAGCGGCTGTCAGCGGTCCTGCCTGTCTCGGCAATGACGAACGCCATTAAATCATCGACTGGCGAGCCCTGCCGCAGCATCGCGTTGGTTTGCATTTTCTGGTACATTTGCTTGCATCGGTCGCGTAGTTTCGTCTCGTCACCCATGGTCCGGCTCCAAGGCTTCGATGGCGGTGGGTGTGGTCATGGGGTGCTCCATCACTGAAACTTATTCGCGGCGAGCGCGGTAATCTGTGCGCGCGTTCGAAGGAGAAGCTCATGAATGCCTAGCCAACCTCTGGCAACGAGTTCATCCATTTTGTTACCTTCGGTATTGTGCAGGTGAGACATGACCGCGGCTTGATCTGCGGCTTCGTTAAGATGGTGGATAAGTTTGGTGAATGCGTCGCCGCGGGTGACTTGTCCGCCGGTTGTGGAGTATTTGGAGGTCATTTGGTTTAGCTTTCGATTGGATGCAGGTCTAGCTCGTAGCCAAGGGATTTGGCCCAGCGTTCGATGGTAAGGATTTTGGGTTCATCGACGCCGCGCTCGAATCGGGCGAGGTTTGATTCGTCGATGTCGATGTCGATGCCGAGGTTTAGGAGGGTGATGCCGCGCTCGATTCGGATTTCGCGAAGCAGGCGAATGATTTCGGATGTTTGATGGCGAGGGATTGGTTTGGTGCCTCCGATCGGGTGGGACATTAGATTCTCCGTTTGATTGGTTCGGCAGGTGGAGTTATGGATTTAATGAAAGAATGCAGGTCGAGTTTAATCTTTGGTGCGTTGGAATCGAGTTCAGTGCCGCCGGTGGTTTGCAGGTGAAGCATGGCGGAATGCAGAGCTTTCGCAGGTGAATCTGCGGTTGAGGCGGCGTAGGAAGAATAACCGATCGGGCCGGACCAGAGGATGACTTCCCAGCCACGTGGGGATTGGGAGAGGGAGCCTAGGGAGTAGCCTGCCTCGATAATCTTATCAAGATAATATTCTACAGGTAGGGATGTTACGAAAGTCACTTGACCACTCGCATTTTGCGCAAAATGGCTTCTGCCAACGAATGCTGCGCGACAGTCCCAACGTAATCTTTACGGGGCATTGGCGCGGCGAGTACGGGTTCGCCTGCGACATCAGCGTGTTTGCAGAGTATGGCAAGGGCTTTAGATAGGCCCTGTTCGGCGAGGCGAAAGGATAGGACGCAAGGCGGGATGCCTTGGGCCGTGGGAAGTTCGATATAGATTGACCGGCCATCTGTCCACATGAGGAGGGCATTGGCTGGCGCGGCGGATGGGGCGAAGCTGGCGGGCATGGCGAGGCTCAGGGCAGGAGGGATATGAAATGGGCTACGCTGGCGAAGTCAGATAGTTCGTATAGGACTCGGGTGCAGGATGGGATGCCATCGCGGGAGTAGAGGATTTCTGTGCCACAGGCGGCGGGGGTCCAGAAGTAGGACCAGCGAATGTTAGTGATGGTCATGATTGCCTCCTAGTCCTATGTATTGGGGGTGGATCGCACCCACCCCCAAGGTCAAAGGATTAGAAAGCCCAAGCGTCCTCTAATTTCACCGTATCCTGCGGCGGGCCAAACCCGCCGCGGCCGACCCATTCCTCATCCGTCATGTACCACGGCTTATAGGAATAAGGCTTGCCACGTTCCCAGCCATCGGGTTCACCGGGGGAGAGGGAAGGCAGCGGGGCCTTAGGCTGTGGCTCGACTACAACCGGATCGATCGGGCCGGGGTAGCCAGTCATGGGTTCAGAGGATTCGACGCTCTGAGACATGATAGGGCCTGCGGCCTCAGGCTGGATTACAATCTGTGTAGATTGCGGATCAGACTGCTTGAGCGAACCCAAAAGCTGTCCAGCCAGCGACCCAATCTTGTCCTTGAGTTCCTCAAGTTCGAGATTGCGAAACATGGCGTCATCGCGTTCACGGCTGACCTCCAAGAGCTTGGCGTTGAGTGCATCAATGTCAGCGTAGAGTTTGCTAGACAGGTCATTGGCGATTGTTAGATGCCGCTCGAAGAAATCTCGGTCCTCGGTGAGCTTAACAATCTGCGCTTCAAGCTCTGGCTTGGCTTCATAAGCCTTAACCATTTCGATGAAGCCTTGGGTAATGGTCGTGTCGGTCATTGGCTGATACCTTTCGGTTTACTGAGGTCTATGTGGCTCGGTGCCAGCTACCTCTGTCTGGGGATCGAAAGAGTGGGCCGTGGTCCACTCTTGGGGGTGAGCTAGGTGATCCTAAGCATCCTCGTCATTGTTCGTCGCACCGATCCTGACGTTACGGCTTATTGCTCAACCTAGTGCTAGGGCGAAACCCTAAACATTCACCTTAGTTAGCGTGTGCACCGCCGTTACGAGACTTCCGAGGCGCAACCTTGCCAGCCTGCTTGGCCGAAAGCTGCGTCTTGCGCTCGGCCTTGGCCTTTTCGGCCTTGGCAATAAGCTTCGGGGACTCGTGAACGAGGGTCGAAATATTGATCGTGGTCTTAACCTGCGACCGAGCTTCGAGGTTTTCCTGAGCCTTGGTGATAAAGCTCGGGTCAGCGGCGATCAGTTCATTCGCAGCCTTGGTGATGACAGAGGCTTCGATGTGGCTGATCTTCATGCCAGCGGCGCGGATTTCGTTTTTGACGACTTCCTTGGCAAGACGACGGGCTTCGGTCATGACCGGGCCAGAAACCTTGTTACCATTGGCATCCTTAGCAGCGGCACGGCCTTTCTTGACCTTGCCGGACTTGAGGTTTTCGAGATTCTCAGTAGCCTTGGCGAGTGCTGCGGCTTTGGCTGCCGAAAGCTGATCGCCTTCGAGGCCCTTGGTGAGAATCTTAGACATACCGAGATTGAGAATGGCTTTAAGACCAGCCTCAACAACTGCGCGGAAGGACTCTTCCGGCAGAGCATCGGTATCAATGGACAAGGCAGACCCTGCCTTGGTAATCGGGATATTCAAGGTAGCCATGATGCTTCCTTCTCTGGGTTGGCTAGGCGGGAACTATCAGTCGTGGATAGTATGCTATGGCCGGAGCCTCATACATCGCTGATCTATGTCACGTCCTAGTGGGCGATTGCCCAAGGGGAGCGAGGCTGGGGCACTCGATCCCTTTTGGCAGACGCTGGACCCTACCTCCTCCGATTGTTCCTGTAGTATACCCGATTGCGGCGGCGTCGTCAAGCGGAATTTTCGGTGATCGCTTTGTGCCAAGCTGGAGCGCCACGGTTTGTCCATGTTGGCGGGCGAATATCACGTTCCCAGCGAGCGGAGAGATATAATTGATAAGCATAGACTATGTTGGTGTGGGTGAAGTCTAGGCCAAGGGAATCATTACGAGCGCAGTTGGCGAAGATTAGGCAGGATGCTTTGATATTTACAAACTGCCCGATTGCGTAGCTGATCTTAGGAAAGCAGTCCACGAACGATTTGTGATCTTTGCCAAATCGAAAAATGTATTCCTTGTGAAGCTCAACGAAATATTCTTCGGCCCAAAGCAACGTCGCGTCATTACGTAGGCTTAGGGTCACAGGGTGCATCGGATGTGTTGGCTTGTAGGGCATATAATCCGCACCGCGGCGGCGAAGCTCAGTGCAGAGTAGCTGCGCGGTTTCGAGGATCATTTTGCGCAGCCGAACGTCGCAGAGAGACTGCGCGGCGAGGGTTGGGGATAGGGAGGTTACGAATAGGTTCATGGTTTACCTTTGCTTTTGGCGGTTTAACAAGCCTCAAGGGCGTTCAGTATACCATAAGCATTCGCCCGGCGCAGCCTGCTTTGCTATGCCAGCATCTTCGCAATACCAGTTAATGATTTTATTCTTTTCTGACATTGGTGCATAGCAATAAACCTGCATGCCGGGGCTTTCGGCATCTATAGTGCAATCTATCTTACGCTTAATCGCACCAATTTCAGCGTCATGGCGTGTGCCTTTGATTATGAAAAACATTTGCATTGGCTTGCTCCGTGGTTAAACTGATGACGGCAATTCCGCGTTACCGGACAACTAACTGATGTGGCTGGGGTTACCAGCCACATGGATTAATTGTCAGATGCTTCTATCTGATTCGGTTTCCATATATGTATCTGCCTGAGGATACACGCCAAGAATAAGATCACCATTAGCCAGCCGAAACCAATAGAATGGTGAGCATCCTTCATTACGTGGCGAAGCTAGAACTTGCTTGGCTATATTATCGCTAGCAAGCTGACGATAAGCTATTCCGTCAATTTCCCAATCTGGATCAGCCTTGATAAGATCGTAATTCATTAGCTTGCTCCGTCAGGACTTGGCTGATGCTTGCTTGGTTACAAAATCCTTAGCTCGCTGTCGCCTCGGCGGCTTAGTGCACCGGGTAGACTTCTCCCGACCGGGGCAGTACTGCTCGGGCCAGTTGCGAGGGTGGATAGAAAGATTAACACGATTGGACATTTGGGTTCTCCGTTGGTTAGAGTATGCTGAATGCGGTATGCTGAATGCGGCCTAACACAGATCAGGCCCAGTCTGCGTCAGTCCATGTGTTGGGGACTATCCATTGGCATTCAGATGAATATTCGTGCTCCCAAGCTCTGTCAGTTTCGCCCCAATGGAAGTAGGAGCTTTTGCCTTGATAGAGCCAATAATGTACATAGATCATACCTTCCTCCAACCTTTGGTAGCATGAAGCCAGAAGACTCGGTAAACCCAGCCATCATTGCCAGCACGGGCTGAGCGAGGATTGTAATGTGGGATTACGCGCTTGGCAATGAACTTGCCGTGACGCATGGGCTCGGTTACTGCGAAGGGCTTAGGCATGGCTCATCTCCTTAAGTTCGCGGACAGTCACAGGCTTAGTCCGCACGACGCAAAAACTAAACTGCCAACGACCAATTCGCAGAAACCGAATGCCACCGATCTTGCGTATAGACATGGGATATACCTTTCTCTGTTGCATGATTGCAGCCTAACAATACTCAGTACGCATTGCAAGAGCCTGCGGCTCCAGACGCTCCGATCATCGCACCGATCCGGCCCGGCGTCAAGCGGCGGGGAAGTCTAAGGCTATGTGACTGTTCAAGGCCATGAAGCACGCTGTCCGGTTAACCTGTCTTAGCCCGCAGCCTAACAAAGCTGAGCGCAGAGGTAACTATTCCAATTTACCCAAAACCGGCCAACGCTCATCAATCTCATCTATACACTCAGCGACAGTCTGCCCATGCCCGTAGCGATTATCCCCCGCGTCTGGCGCGCCATCATAATCATCATGAACATATTCCCAATTCACAAAACAATGATCCGTTAGGTATATCCTAAACTTCCTATACCAAATCGGGTTATCCCAAGTTGTGCCAGCTATCCGATCATTCATACTAGCCTCCATTGCCTCGCAGCAGCCTAACAAAGCTCACCCGAATGCAGCCTAACAATACTCAATCACAATCAAATACATCATCCTGACAATGCTGACACATGCCAGAGATATAATACTCCCTTGCTGAAATCTCATTTCTAAACAAATAAAACCCATCGGCCGGTATTTGCGAGCCGGGCCAAGGATATTCTTCCTGCGTTGGATGTGTTGGCGGCATGTTACAAGTCGGACAGGATTTCAATCCCATCTTATTATCTCCAGCTTGCTTGCCAAACGGAAACAACGTTGTATCAAACGGGTCAGCATTACGAGTCATTGGTTTGTTCCCTTCCAATTTAACAAACCTATTATACCATTAACTTCCAACAATTTCCAGAACTAAATCCTAGGAAATCAATCTCCCTCCCTCTACCACGCGGCTCCTAACCCTCTCCTAATCCGCCCCTAAACCGCTCCTAAACTCCCCTCATGCCTCGACACTCCGCCCTACCCCTCACCCATGGCTGGTATGGGTATGAATGTAATATAATAATAAGATAATAATATATTAGAGAGTTAAGAAGTAGTAGAGTACGGTAGGTAGGTAGCCTACCCAACCGGCCTAGGTGTGTGGGGTCCGGGCTAAGGTCGAGGCATGAGAGAGTTTTCCCAGCAGTTACCCGGCAGATTAGGAGCTCATTCCCAGCCGCAGGTGGGTAGGGTGAGGCGCAGCCAGTTGAAAGGTTACATAAGGTATAAACTAATACCCTGTGCTAATCTTGCCACAGCCTTCGCGCGAAGCGTAGCAAGCCTTGTGCCAACTGCGCGAGCGCCCCTATCATGCAAACGCATAGCAGCTATGCACAAATCCGCTTGCACATTCCACAAATCGGCGTACTGTCGGCTCATCGGTTCGCCGATATCGCTATTTGAAATCGTTAACCCGCTTAGGCTTGCATCCCGCTAGTCTAAGCATTTCCTATGGAGCAAACCCATGTCTAACGTTCTCGCCTCTCGCAATGGTGTCTCGCTTGCTGGCCGCGTTCTCCCGGACCTGACCAAGCCTGCGCAGCCGACCATCGAAGAACTCATGGCCAAGATTGCAGCGCTTGAGGCCGCTGCTAAGTCTGGCTCTGCTCGCGCCCTGACCCTGAAAGTCTCTGAGAAAGGCGCGCTGTCCATCTACGGCCTTGGCCGCTTCCCTATCACTCTCTACCTCTCCCAATTCGATAAACTGGCCGCAGCGTGGTCCGACGTGGTCGCCTTCGTCGATGCCAATCGCTCTCGCTTCACAACCAAGGACTAACCCAATGTGCGAACACCGCCTTAACTATCATAGTGGGCATGGTAAGTGGATGACAGTCTATTGCGTGGCTTGCGGCGCGCAATGGACTGCTACCATGTTCATCGCTCCGCATCCCGACGGGACCGCGCCGCCCTACCTAGACCGGCCGGAGCCAGAGCCAGAACTGCCAGCCGAATCAAAGACTTAGCATTCCTGCTCTCCACCAACAACCCCCGGGCCACCACCCGGGGGCAAAAATTTGCCTGCCGCCCGCCGCCAGACGTGTTCTAAACCCGAAATTGATTTTAGGCAACATACACCAATTCTCCGTCCCCTTGACAATCAAATGTCTTTGTGGTCTAATCGGAGATAACAATGGGAATGGTTTCGTGATTATCGACGGTTTCACAGATGCAAGCGAGATTCTGCGGGCGGGGGTTTACCTCCTGCTGCATCGCGGCCGCGTCGTGTTCGTCGGCAAAACCACCAAGCCGATGCTGCCGATCATTGCGACCCTGCGTTCCAAAGACCGCCCGAAGTTTCTCCAGCGGATCGATTTCGATCAAGTCTTGATTCGTTGGGTTCATCCGGATGCCTTGATCACCACCTATCATTCCCTGATCGCCGAGTATCAACCCAAGCACAACCTCGAGCCCGTAGCCATTCCCGGCCAGATGATGGAACGACGGATATGAGCGAAGTCTCTTACCGTAAACCCAGTAGCCCCTATATCAAGTCCGTCCGGTCCATGACCAAGGACGACATCGAGGCTCTGCGTCAACCGTCATCCCGGGTCCGCCTCAAGAAGCTTCGCGACTCCCACCACATAATCGCGCGCCTCCTTGTCTCTGGCCTTTCCAATCGCGAAGTCGCGCAGGAAGTCGGTTATTCTGAAACTCGGCTGTCCATCATCAAGTCCTCCCCAGCCATGGTCGAACTCATCGCCCGTTATCGCGCAGAGGACGACTCCAGTTGGCGCGAACGCCGGGACACCTTCTACGACAACGTCCATTCCGCCTCGGCCAAAGCATGGCGCAAGATCAACGAAGTCCTAGACGCCGACGATGAGAACGAAACCACCGAAATCCCCGTCGACAAGCTTCTCAAAATCGCTTCCGACGGCTCCGATCGCGTTGGCTACCATAAACGCTCCACCAAAGAAAACATCAACATCGACTTCGCGGCGCGCCTCGAACTCGCCATATCCCGTTCCGCCCGAGTCATAACCAAAGACTAGAATCGGCCCTCCCTCGGCCGGTGGTGCCCCCGGTTCGCGGCTCTCATTGGCGGTTAGCTTGAGCCGGGGGCATACAGGAGAAACCTATGAAGCGCTTTGTATATTTCTGGTGGGTCTTTGCCATCGTCGTCCTTTCCTTTGGGGCCTACGTCAAAGCCCACGCCCAGACCCCCGGATGGACCGTGCCATCGACGCAAGGTTCAGCCGCCATCAACATCTCCACTGCGGTCACCACCAAGCTGATCACCGGCATAACCTCTCGCTGGGTTTACATAACCTCCTTCAACGTAATCGCTGGCGGTACCGGCAACATCCAACTCGTCTACGGTACCGGTTCCCTCTGCGCCACAGGCCAAGTCGCCCTCACCGGTGCCTACAACCTAACCGCCCAAGCAGGCCTAGTCCTCGGTTCTGGCATTGCTCCAGTCCTCGTCGTCCCAACCGGCAACGACGTATGCGCCATTACCTCCGCTGCCGTGCAGATGTCCGGGTCGATCGCATATGCGCAGCCATAAGCTTCTCGTCCTTCTTCTCTGTTTCCTAACTGGCCCGGCATTCGCTGGGTATATGACGTTGCTTGGTTCCGGCATCGGTAACGGACCAATAGCGCAATCTAATTTCACTCAGCCTATATATGCTTCAAATCTTGCCGCACTTAACGCCGTCGCCACGTTCACGCGCTCTGATGCCACTCCGACTGCAACGTACTTCGACAGCACAGGTGTCCTAAAAACAGTCACAAGCGCAACCGACCCGCGTTTTGGATACGTTTACAACGGCTCAGCGTGGGTTGCGGGCGGCTTGATTGTCGAGCCAGTTGCAGCAACCAATTCCGCACCATATTCAAGCGTACTGAGCAACTGGACGCCGAGCAACGGTACGGTCACAAACAACTCTGGCGCAACGCTCGACCCGGCAGGAACCAACACTGCCACGCTGATAAATCCGACTGGCGGGTCAATCACAAATGTTGCACCGCCTGCTTTCACGGCGGCGGGGACAACCACTTACACTGCTTCCGCTTATCTCAAAAATGCGGGTGGCGCAGGCATTGCCGCCGTTGGATTTTACGACGCGACCAACTCGCTGCTGTACATCGCCCGCTTCGACCTATCGACAGGGGCGAACACGTCTGTAACTGCCGGTGTCACGGCTCTGACTTCCGTCAACACCGGCAATGGCTGGTGGCGAGTTTCGGCAAAATGGACAAGTGCGGCGAACACCGCATCAATTATCCCGGCCATCTATCCCTATGGGACAGGCGGGGCAAATCCGACTTCTGCGGACAAGATTTATTATTGGGGGCCTCAGTGGGAAGCGGGTGGGTATGCGTCGAGCTACATCGCCAATCCCTCGGCCGGAACGACAACGCGCGCGGCAGAGACGGTTCAGTTTAACGGGCCAGCGCTGGCCGCCGTTACGGGGCCGTCTGCCTCAATCATTTTTGAAGGTAGCGCGGACTACATCGACACGAACGGTATCGTGTTCATCGGCGCACAGGCTGCGTTCAGCATCCCGCTTTATGCGACTTCCGCTAGTTCAGCCGTAGCCTACGACGCTGGCAATTCGCGCCTGTTTGGCCCTGCGGTTTCGGGTGGTGGCAGTTGGTCAACCACTGGCCGGGCGGGCATTGCGTTATCAGCATCTGGTGCGAGCATTGCAATGGGTGGCGGCGCAGTCGTAACGACCGGGACGCCATTCGGCGCGGGCGCAATTTCCAACTTGTATCTAGGCCGCACGTCAAGTACGGCTTACGCCAATACCTACAGATATAAATCAATTGGTCTGTACAATCAACGCATCCAAGATACAACGCTACAAACCAAAACTACTGTAGGAGCAGGCTACTAATGATTAAATTCACCAAGCTTGCACTAATCTTTATTGCATATTGCTGGACCTCAGCAAGTCTTGCACAACAGCCAAACGGCACAATCAATGCACCAATTTACGCAACGGGTTACATCACACAAGTTGGTGGTGCTGCCGTTACGACTAGAATTCCTGCGCAGCCAAATCATCCCACTAACTTAAACATCTATGCCGGTGGTGCAATAACTACTTGGACTATTGCCCTACCAAATCCAGCTTTCGAAGGTCAACAACTCACATTTAGTTGTAGCGCAACTGTTACAAATGTGGTTGTTCAATCTTCTGACGGTTCGTCATTGGACCCAAATATTCCGGTATATTGTGCAGCCAACTCTGGCTTCTCAATTCAATTCGATCAAAGATCAAACATCTGGAGAAACCTAGGTTATTTCAATACCACAAGTATTGTCGCAGCCCAGCTTCCAGCATTTGTCGGTGGTGATTGTACCTCGCCTGCCGGGTCATCCATGCTAGCTTGCGCATACCTTCCAGGCGGCACAGGCGCCGTTTCTCGCGGAATGCCCGATAAGTTCCGCGAATTGTCGGTTTCCGTTATTGATTATGCGGCGGACCCGACTGGAGCGACGGATAGTAAGCCCGCGGTTCAAAAAGCAGTCGATTATGTTTCGACTTTTGCCAACGGTGGCAAGGTTACTATTCCAAAAACAAACGCTTTTTATCGCTTTGACTCGTCCGTTCTCGTAACACACGACAATGTGACAATTGAATGCGAGGCGCGTGGAACTCTAATTAAGTCTGCGTCAACCAATACAGATTCCGTATTTAAATTTGACGCAGGTGGCACTAGTCAAATCAAACGACCAACAGTTAAAAATTGCGATATACAAACGCTAAATGATTCAACTATCGGTCTCTTCTTCATTCGCGCCATAGAACCCGCGGTAGAAGATGTTTACATTCTTAGTAATCAGACTACCACAAATGTTGGGTCTGGTGTATACATGTATGCAGACACGAATTGGGCGGGTGGGCTTCGCATTGATGGAAGTAGAATCGTTGGCTTCAAATACGGTGTCTATTTGAGCGGAACCAGTTCACCTTATCCAGTTACTGCTTCTACGATCAGCAGAAGTTGGCTATTAGGGCAAGCCGGGATTTCTGGCTCTGTTGGTGTTTTGCTTAATGCCTTTGCTTTCGACGGCAATGTTATTTGCTGCGGCAATGATATCGAAGGCTGGGCCTATGGTGTTTATGAAGCAAGCGCTGGCGCTAATACAATTATTGGTAATCGGCTCGAGTCCAACACAAGTGACGTTACTGTAACGCAATCAGGATCGCGTACTTACATCGGATTCAATACATCAACCAACGATCCGATTTCGATTTCATACCCCGCTGGCGCAAAACTGACCATCATAGAAAAGGGTCTGACATACGTTGGCCCGACTTTCAACACAGACCCAATTGTACGTTACACAGGACAACAAGCTGCGGGTGGGCCATATATAGGCTTGCAAAATAGTAATGAAAGTACATCACGCGATCTTCTCTTTGCGCAAGCTCTAGGTCACGCGGCCAACAACCCATTCACCGGAAGTGGGCTTGCAGCACCTATTGCTGCAATAGGCGGCGACACAACCAACTTCGCCTTCGGCACGAAGACCAGCGGCACGGTTGGCTGGTATTCATCTGGCGCGCTTCGCCTGACGGACAACGGCTCTGGCGCATTTGCTTTTCAGACTGGCGCGCGCGTCCAGCTTGCCGACCAGGGATCGTGCACAATGACGGCAGGCGTGTGTTCTGCGCAGGCGCTCGGCTCGACCTATTCAAGTGCGCCGAATTGTTACGGCTCATGGACAGGAACGGGCGCGCTGGCTGGCGCTCTGAAAATGCCTTCGACCACAACGACTGTAACGCCAACGTCCAGCAATGCTGCGGACACGGCGCAGATTAAATGGGTGTGCTTTGGTAATTGAGAATTCCACCCCCTTAGTGGTTTGTTAATCTATGGACGACAAACTCCTCCTTTGGCTGGCCTCTGTCCGCGGTGATCCCCTTGCGTTCACCATGGGAGCCTATCCATGGGGCGAACCCGGCACCGTTCTCGAGAACTCCGATGGTCCCGAGGATTGGGCTCGTGACCTGATGAACCGAATCCGCGACGGTATCATCGACACCAACGAAGCCATCCAAGAAGCCGTCGCATCCGGCCACGGTATCGCCAAGTCCGCCACCGTCTCCATGCTCATTCTCTGGGCCTTCACCACCTTCCCAGACACCCGCGGAGTCGTCACCGCCAATACCGAAACCCAGCTTAAAACCAAAACCTGGGCCGAACTCGGTAAATGGTTCAACCTCTGCTTTTTCGCCCGCGAACATTTCTCCCTAACCGCCACCGGCCTGTTCTCCAAGGACCCCGATCGTGAGCGCACTTGGCGTATCGACATGATCCCGTGGTCCGAGAAAAATCCAGCCGCGTTCGCCGGGCTCCACAACAAAGGCAAGCGCCTTCTTCTCGTATTCGACGAAGCTTCCGAAATCCCTGACATCATCTGGGAAACAGCAGAAGGCGCGCTAACCGATGCTGACACTGAAATTATCTGGGTGGCTTTTGGGAACCCTACCAGAAATATCGGACGATTCCGTGAGTGTTTCGCTGGTGGCAAATTTGCGCATCAATGGCATAGTCTACAGATCGATAGTAGAACTGTCCGAATCACAAATAAACGTCGCCTACAAAACTGGATCGATGCATATGGTGTCGACTCCGATTTCGTCCGAGTTCGTGTTCTGGGACAATTCCCCCGCAAAGGCTTGATGGAATTCTTCTCGGCCGCGGAAATTGACGAGGCCATGACTCGCGAAGTCCATGTCGACAAAACCGAACCCCTTGCCCTCGGCGTTGACGTTGCCCGATTCGGTATGAACTCCTCTGTCCTTTTTCCTCGAAAGGGCCGCGATGCGCGCATCATTGATCGCCAAAAATACAACGGCCTTTCTACTGTCCAGCTTACTGATCGGGTGGTGGATTTTAACAATCAGTATCGTCCTGACGGTATTATGGTCGACGGCGGTGGTGTTGGTGGTGGCGTTGTCGATAATATCCGAAACCGAAGACTTCATTGCTTCGAAATCCAGTTCGGCGGAAAAGACATCGTATACAACTCCATCTGGGGCAACACTGGCGAAAAGTACGCCAACAACCGCGCCGCCATGTATGGAGCCTGCCGGGCGTGGCTTAAGACTGGTGCACTCCCACCAGACCCAGACCTCCGTCGCCAGATGCTCGCCATCAAGTATACCTTCAACATAAAAGACGAAATTATCCTAGAGCGCAAAGAGGACCTTGTTGATGAAGATGGCTCAGGCATTTCCCTCGACGACATCGATGCTCTAGTCTTGACTTTCGCTCACGCTTTAGTGCCTAATACAAATGCTGGCGGGGATCATGCCCAGACCAACCTCGTCACCACAGAATACGATCCTTACGCGCCTGAACGCATGTTAACCTAGGAGAACCTCATGGCTTCCGCATTCAAAGGCATTGGTAAGTTTCTCTTCGGCGGCGGAGGCTCGACCCCCACGCCACAGGCCCCGCCTGCTACACCTGCCCCACAACAGCAGCCAATCGGCACCGCGTCAACCAACAAAGCCATCGACTCCCCGAGCTTCCTTGCCGCTGCTGCACCTTCGCCCGGTGCAGGCGCAACTGGCAAGGCAACCCTGCTAGGTCAGTAACATGCCGGTTGTTCCATTCAGCCCCACTGGCCCAGCACCCATGCCCCAACCCGATGAACAATTCATCGACATGGCTGCGGCTATGATGAAACACGAACGCAAGCCGCCAGAGCCTAAGGAACCCGCCAAGTGAAACCCACCGAAGCCGACACCTGCATTCGCAAGTACGCCGAAGGTCGGCTTATGGGCCTCCGGGTCAATCGCTATTCGTGGTGGGTACACTGGCGCGAACTCGCGGACTATTTCCTTCCGCGTCGATATAAGTGGCTGGTGACTCCAAACCAAATGGGCCGGGGCTCGCCAATCAACCAGCACATTCTCGATTCCTCTGGCTGCGTCTATGCCCGCAACCTAGCCTCGGGCCTCGTCTCCGGCAAATCCTCCCCAACCAGTACTTGGTTCCGGATGCGAATCGGCTATCTCGATTCATCCAAAACCACGCCCGCTTCGCTTTGGCTTTCCGAAGTCGAGCGGATCATGAACCTGATCTTTTCCGAATCCAACTTCTACAACTCCATCGCGGTGTTCTATTATGACCTCGTCATATTCGGCACCGGCGCGCTTCTGATCTACGAAGATTTCGAAAACGTTATCAACTGCATTAATCCCTGCGCCGGTGAATACTACGTCGACATCGATGGCAAGTACCGCCCGACGATCTTCTATCGTGAGTTCACCTTGACTGTCTCCGGCTGCGTTGCTGAGTTCGGCTATGACAATTGCTCCGAATCAGTCCGTGCCCTGTTTGACGACCCCAACGGCGCAAACCTAACCCGCGAACTTATCATTGCCCATTCCATCGAGCCCAACAACGATGGTCGCGGCAAGGAATTCGGATTCTCTGACAAGGTCAAATACCGCGAAATTTACTGGGAATGGGGCGGTTCCAACTCTCCCCAAGGCTCTGGTGAAGCCCGCGGCCTCCTGCGCCGCAAAGGCTATTTCGAACAGCCCGCTATCATCGGCCGCTGGGATGTAGTTTCCAACGACGCCTATGGCCGCTCGCCCGGCATGGACGGTCTGCCCGATCAAAAACAAATCCAACTCGAGACCCGGCGCAAGGCACAGGCCATCGACAAAATGGTCAACCCGCCGCTGGTTGCGGATATGCAACTCAAGAACCAGCCCGCCAACCTAACCCCCGGCGGCATGACATTCGTCTCTGGCTACACCGCCTCAGGTAAGCCCGGGTTCTCCTCAGTCTACGATACCAAGTTCCCGGTGCAAGAAATCACCGAGGACCTGACCGAAGCCAAGGGCCGACTCTCGGAGATATTCTTCAATGACATTCTCAAAGTTGCTTCCCAATACGAAACCCGATCAAACGTCACTGCAGTTGAATGGGACCTTCGTAAGTCTGAATCCCTCGTCATGCTTGGGCCTGTGCTTGAGCGAATCGACAACGAAGTACTTCGCCCTGTTCTTGAACGAGTATTCGCCATCGCACTCCGCGCAGGCATCATACCGCCCGCACCACCCGAAATCCAAAATCAAATGATGACGATCGATTTCGTCTCGATGCTTGCCCAAGCCCAGCAAGCCACCAAAGCCGCTTCCATCGAACGAGTCCTTTCTATCGCGGGCAACATCGTCGGTGTTAAACCCGACGCCATGGATAAGATCGACATAGATTACGCTCTTGACAAATACTCAAGTCTCTTGAACAATGATCCTAAGATGATGAGAACTGATGACGATGTCATGAAAATCCGCGCAGATCGGGCCCAGCAAGAACGTGCGGCTCAGCAGGCCCAGATTGCCGAGCAGATCGCCCGCGGTGCCAAGACAATGTCTCAGGCCGACACAGGCGGCAACAATGCTCTCACCGCGATGTTAGGGGCGCAGCAGCAATGAGATACATTGTAGAAAACGTCGAAGGTGGTGTTTGCGACATCACTAACATGTTCAACGGCCTCGGATTTGAAGTCACTACCCCGACCGAAGCCGAATCCTTAGTCGTCCGCGTCGCCAATGGGTTCGCCGCTGTTGATGCCTCTGACTACGAAATCCACACGGTCCACTAATGCGCAATGCCAGCGAACGCAAAGACATACGGAGACAAGAGAAAGCCGCAAAGATTCGCGAGACCCAGCGTATCGATTTCATTGTCGGGGCCATGTCCACAAAACAAGGCCGAATTTGGTTTCACGATTTCCTTGCGGCCTGCCACATATTCGCCGACCCGTTTACCGGAGATGCACTAGTCGAAGCCTACTCCAAGGGCGAACGCAACACCGGCTTGAGCGTCTATCGCGATCTTGTCGGCAACTGCCCAGACCTATTCGTAACCATGATGCAAGAAGCCAATGAACAGGAGATTTTAAATGAACGACGTACCGAATCCGACACCGACGCCGGTGGAGACATCGACCCAGCAGACGAACCAGACTTCGATGAACTCAGCGGAAGCACGTACACCGTCCGGTGAGATAATCGACCAAGGCAATCCGCCTGTACCCGTTGAGGCCAAACCCGATGCCGATGCTCCCACCGAACCCAACCCAGCCCCCGCTGGAGCCCCAGAATCCTACACCGATTTTTCTGCCCCAGAAGGCGCAACTCTCGACAAGTCCGCAATCGAGCGTGCCACCCCCATCTTCAAAGAACTTGGCCTCACCCAAGATCAGGCCCAGAAACTGGTAGACCTATACCCGACCCTGACCGAGAACGTCATCAAAGCCAACAACGATGCCTACAACGCCATGCGCGAAAGTTGGGTATCCGAGCTCAAAGCTGACAAAGAAATCGGCGGCAAGCTCGATCATGTCGCGGTTGAAATCGGCAAACTCAAACAGCAGCTTCCTCCCGCGGTCCGCGATGCCTTTAACGAAGCTGTCAACTTCACCGGAGCAGGCGATCACCCCGCTGTGGTCAAGGCTCTATACGAAATCTCGAAACTTGTGAACGAAGGTTCGCATGTCGCTGGAGGGGGACCCTCGCCAAATGGCCAGTCCCGCGAAGGTGTCTCGAAGCGGCCCAGTCTAGCTGGTGCCATGTACCCCAACCTCCCTAGTCAGTAACTGGGCCTCATAGAGGACGAACGCCAAGGGCCAGACCAGAAAGCTGTCACCCAACCTAACTCAGGAACTTCAAAATGGCAACTATTGGATCAACGGCCCTTACCTACGCTGACTGGGCCAAGCGCATGGATGATGGTTACCGCGTCGCGGCTATCATCGAACTTCTCTCCCAGACCAACGAAATCCTTGACGACATGCTCGTCATGGAAGGCAACCTGCCGACCGGGCATAAGACCACCATCCGCACCGGTCTGCCTCAGGCAACTTGGCGTCTGTTGAACGCTGGTGTCCCGAACGCTAAGTCCACGACTGCTCAGATCGTTGACACCTGCGGCAACCTCGAGACCTACGCGGTTATCGACAAGGACATCGCCGACCTCAACGGCAACACCGCTGAGTTCCGCCTGTCCGAAGTCAAGGCCTTCCTCGAAGGTATGTCCCAGCAGGTCGCTGCAACGCTGATCTACGGCAACCAGCACACGAACCCGGAACGTTTCACCGGCTTCGCTCCTCGCTACTCCACCAAGAACACGGCGAACTCGCAGACTGCGAACAACGTGCTCGACGGCGGCGGTACGTCCAACACCAACACTTCGATCTGGATTACGACTTGGGGCAACGACACTCTCCACGGTACCTTCCCGAAGGGCAAGATCACCGGGCTCCAGCATCGTGACATGGGCGAGTGGCCGGTTCAGGATTCCGCTGGCAACACCTACCAAGCCTACCGCGATCACTTCAAATGGGAAATCGGCCTTGTTCTCCGCGACTGGCGCTATGTTGCCCGCGTGGCAAACATCGACGTGACCCAGCTAACTGGTGTCTCGGCGGCAAACCTGATCAACCTTCTCGTTCGCGCACTCTATCGCCTGCCTACGGCTCCGTCCACGGCATCGGCGATTCAGACCTCCGACACTCCGGAAGTTCGCGCAAACATGGGCCGGGTTGTGATGTACGCCAACCGCGTGGTCCGCACTTACCTCGACCTCCAAGCCATGAACAAGACCAACGTCTTGCTCCGCCTCGAAGAGTTCGACGGCAAGGTCGTCACCACCTTCCGCGGCATCCCGATCCGCACGTGCGATGCGATCCTCAACAACGAAGCGCAGGTCGCGTAAGGAGCAACCCAGATGATTCTCGACAACCTCCTCACTTTCACCGGAACGTCAAACGGCGCAACCGGTGGCATCACGGCAGGCGCGCAGACCGATCTTCCCACGACCGGTACGCAGGCTGCATCCAACATCATCGATCTTGGGCTTTCGGGTTTGCCGACTTCGGCTAACGGCGGTGGCGCTCGTGACATCGGTGTTGGTGACGATCCGGCAATGAAGCTGTCGGCGCTGGTGACCACGGCTATTACCGGCGGCACTTCGCTCCAACTCCAGTTGCAGGGCGCTCCTGACAACGGCTCGGGCGCACCGGGTTCCTATACCACCATGTGGACCTCGGCCGCTATTGCCGAAGCCTCGCTGGTGGCCGGTGCCCAGCTTGCCAATATCGACGTTCCTCGCGTTGTGTTTGGCCAAGCGATCCCGCGTTATCTCAAGCTGAACTTCATTTCCATCGGTACCCATTCCGCCGGTGCAATCGAAGCTCAGATTGTCCTCGACCGCGATGATCAGATCATGGGTACGACCGGCGCCTACTCGGGCTACCCGGCTGGCATCAACATCGCTAACTAACAAGGAACCCCGCTATGTTCAAGAAGTCTCTCCTCTCGACCGTAGCGGGGCTCGCCTTCACAGGCGCAGCCTTCGCTCAGGCGGTCAACGTTGTCCCTCAGGTCGGGATGATTTCTGAAATCCTTCGTCGCCCGACCTATACCGCCACGGCGGTTGGTCTTGTTCCTGCAGCCTCGGCTACGGATATCTTCTGCATCTCGGCTGGTGCGTCCAAGAACATCGCAGTTCGTCGAGTCGTTATCGGTGGCACGGCAGGTACTGCGATCACAACCCCTGCGCTGCTCTACCGCCGGGCAACCCTCGACACAGGCGGTACCCCGGCAACCAGCTTGGCGCTTCCTGTCGGCGTTCCGCATAACTCCGCGGATGGTGCTTCCACTGCAACGCTGGTATCCTACACCGCAAATCCAACAGTCACGGATGCTTCACCTTCACTGATGGGCGCGTTGTTGGTTGATCTTCCAGTCACCACGGCAGCAGGTGGTCGGGTTGATGTCGAGCGTGTCTATGGCTCAGGTGGTGTTGATGTGTTCAACAAGGGCCTCGACATCGTCAAAGGCTCCACCCAGCAACTGTGCGTGAACCTCAACGACGTCAGCGTTAGCTCCGGTGTTCTGGCAATCACTATGGAATGGACGGAGTACTGAACATGGCTCGCTGGAAACTGATGACTCCGCACTACCTTAACTCTCCCGGCGAAGAATGGGAATACACCGAGAACGATCGCACGACCGGGCGACCGAAGCGTATCAAGTTTGCTGTCCCTCGGTATCTCGATCCGCGTGACCCGTCTGCTTGGACCAAGCGTTGGGGCAACAAGGACAACGAGGACGGCGAAGTGATTGTCTGCCATGAAGGCAAGGGCGAAACCGGGGACATCGTTTTCCTCGGCGATCCTACGCCTGACATGGTTCCAGTCGATGACGAAGCCAAGGTTATCTCGGCCGGTTTCGAGAAGCTCTGGTCTTACAAGCCCGAGACCGACATGGGCGATTATTCCCAGTCCCTCGTCGACAAGTTCCAAGTTGAACTCGCCGAAGCTCAGACTCGCCCGGTTGAAGTCCCCGGCCTGTCCGATCTGACCCAAGCCATCGGCAAGCTGGTTGACCAGAACACCAAAATCATCAACGAGCGGAGAGTCTAATGACTGTCGTCACTGTACCCGGAGGCTCTGGTGTAGTATCCGGGGCCAGTGGAGGCAAGATTTATGCTTACAACAACATCACCGAGAGCGGATTGACGGTAGTTGCTGCTGCCAATTCGTCTCGGCGAAAGCTGACGTTTCATAATCCCGGAGCTAGTGATATCTTCATTGCTCCGGCGAATGTGCAAAACACTGGTTCCAATGTCACGCTGACCCCGTCGAATTCCGCCCTCGGCGGATGCATTCGTGTATACGGTAATGGGGGTCAGTACACCATTGATGGCGAATGCCAAGGCGCCTATCAAGCCTTCGCAGTAACCGGCGCGGGCACGACCAATCCTCTCACGGTGATCGACACAAATGTTTAACATCATCACGATCCTTGCAGGGCTTCTGATATCTCCCGCACAAGCCCAGAATATAACTTGCCCAACAAGGCCAGCTAGCGATAGTACTAATGCTTGTGCTAGTACTCAATTCGTTGCTAGAGCTAGTTCTAGTAATCCCGCGTCGGTTATTTCTTACGGCGCTGATCCAACAGGATTTACTTCATCCACGACCGCGTTTCAAAATGCGATTTCAGCAAATAAAAAGGTTGTTATTCCTTGCGGTACCTATCTATTTACCGGCCCAGTATTTGTGCCTTCAACGACTGAGATTGAAGGCTTCGGTGCTTGTTCCGTTATCAAAATAAATTCAACATATGCAACTGATACATCGACGTCATTCGGGACATTGCGCCACGTCTTTACGAACAACAACTACGCGGCCGGCAATGTCGACATCTACATCCATGACTTCGCGATCGACAACACGAGCGGACCGACGACGGGCGCGCATATCCATGCGCTGGGTTTCAACAAGGTTACACGCGCAGGCGTCTACAATCTCACGATCACATCGGCGTCTGGAAAGCTGCTTGACGACGGCACGGCCTTCGTCGCATCGGAGGAATACTTCGTCCGCAACAACAAGATTTATGGGACGATCAACGCCTGCATCGACCAATGGGGAGGCTCTACCGATTTTGAAATTTCGGGCAACATCTGCGACGGCCTGAACCTTAACAACTATGGAATTTTGGTCTCGGGATTCAACACAGACCTGACCGCCGCAACGTCGCAGCGCGGTATTATCGCAAACAACGTCGTCAAGAATTTTCCCGGTGCCGGAATCTGGCTGCAGGGCGGCTGGAACACGGTCACGGGCGGCGGCGCGACCTACGGCCTGGTCAAGAAGGTGTCGGTCATCGGCAATTCCGTATCCGGGATTTCCGGCTACCACGGCATTTACCTGTCGGACGCGAGCAACAACACTGTCGTCGGCAACACGATGGAAAACATCGGGCGGCTCGGCCTGGTCGTGACGTCGGAAAATGGCGGCGTCTCCACCAACAATGTCCTTTCGGACAACGTGATCGTATCGTGCAATGCGGCGGCGGTATCGAGCCCGTGCATAGAGTTGATGCCTTCGGCATCGTACAACACGTTCGACAACAACACGATCGTCGGAACCTCTCAGTCCTATTCCTATGTCATCAATGGCGGGGCTACAGGCAACATCATTCGCGGCGGCATTACTCCGGTCGGAACGATCAGCGATATTTCCGACGGCGGAACCGGCACGCAAATCCAGATCGGCAACGCCTTCGCCACCACGCCGACATTCAGAAGCCTCACGGGCTACGTGAAGGGCAATGGCGCGAGCGCGGCTACCGCAGCCGCGACCGTCCCGACAACCGATCTCAGCGGCACTCTACAAGCCGCGCAGGAGCCTGCGCACACCGGCGACGTGACTAATGCCGCCGGCTCGCTCGCCATGACGCTGGCGACGGTGAATAGCAATGTCGGAACCTACGGGTCCGCCACCAAGGCCTCGCAAGTGACCGTCAACGCCAAGGGGCTGGTCACCGCCGCATCCGAGGCCACGGTCACGCCGGCGGTCGGCTCGATTACCGGCTTGGGGACCGGCGTCGCGACGGCGCTCGGCAATGCAACGAACGCCAGCGGCGGGCTCCTTGGCTACGGCAGCAGCATCGGTTTGCACGCCAATCTTTCGGAAGGCGCATATCGCGTCTTGAACCTGGATCTCAATGCGACGGGCGATACTTCGGTTCCGATAACCATGCCGGTCGGAGCGACACGATACACCGTGTTCGCAATCCGCATATCGAATTCGACCGGCAACCTCCCGAACGGGACAGGGACTCTCGGCGCCTACACGGGCGCTGGCCGAACGGGCGTGACCCTCGCCAGCCAGCAGGCGTTGAATACGATCATCACGTCTCAGGCCGACGCCACGGCCGGGAATGCCGGCTCGATGACGCTTGCTGTTGGTGCCACGCAATCGTTCACCGCGACGACGCTTTATCTGAACGTCCAGACGGCGCAGGGCGCGACTGCGGCGATCGATGTGGCTCTCGTTTTGAGGTTCTTCTGATGGCCGAAGAACAATATCACAAGTCCGAGGTCTACCTCTCGCAGATTGCTAAAGACCCTGCGAATCGCTGGGACCATACCCGGGCAATAGGAGTGCAGAAATGAAAAAGGTAGAACCTAAATCCATGGCGGTAAACCCCGCCGCGGTGTCTGAGCTTGGTGTGCATCAGGTCCGCACTAAGCAAATCTCAATGTACGAAGGTCGTGGCTACAAAGCCCCAATGGCTTCGCCAACCACCCACAAGTCAGGTTCTCAGGGAAAGTATGGAGGTAAGTGATGAGCGAGCAGAGTGATCTACAGAGCAAGCTGGACGATTTGATTAAGTACACCCAGAGCGAAGAATTCACCAAGCTTCCGGCGGATGAACAGGACCTGATCGTTCAGCAGGCTAGTTTCATGAACGGTTATCTTGATTGCCTCAACGCCCGTGCGCCTGCACCCGCGCCCACCGGAAGGAAAATCTAATGGCCAATACTCGCGACGGCGGTAAACCCGAAAAGAAAGACCTGCCGTATTCCCCGCCTGTAGGCCCAACCGGCCAGATGCGTCAGGGTCCCGGCCTCGGCGGTACTAATCACGGCAAATCCGGAACCCAAGGCAAGCGCTAATGACCACACTTACGGACATCGTGAATCGAGCTTTGCAGGTTGTAGGCACTCGTACCACGGTGTCCGACGTGGAGCTCGCAACAAATTCCACCAACGAAGCGATTCAAGCAAACCTCTGCTTGATCCCAATTCGCCGCCAGCTTCTTCGCATGGCTCCGTGGGACTGCGGGCTTAAAACCGCAAATCTCGTCTACATCACATCTGTCCCGGGTACTCCAGAGAACACATCTGTTGCTACGAATCTCTGGACCCCGGGGCAGCCTACCCCGCCTTGGGCGTATGAGTACCAATACCCCGTCGACTGCCTTCGCGCCTGTTGGATCATCCCCTCTCAGCAAACCGGATTCTCCGGCGGTGTCCCGATCACCACGGCAGTCACAGGTGGTGCCCCCAGCAACTGGGTTGGCCCGCCGGTTAAATATAAAGTCCAGACTGATACATTCATTCCTGTAACCGCGGCTACGGTCGCCAACGGAGGAACAGGTTATGCAGTCGGTGATATCATCACTCTTGCAAGTGGCAACTCGTCTCAAGCTCCAATCGGAGCGCCTTGCCAACTCCGCGTCGAAATTATCGGAGGCGGCGGAACCATCACAACCGTATCAGTTGTCTCTATTCTCCCCGGAGACACAGCAATCGGCGGTAGCTATTTTGCAGCCCAAGCAAATCCAGTGGCCCAAGGTTCAAGCACAGGTTCTGGGACCGGAGCAACTTTCACTCTTACCTTTGGCTCGGCGGCTAAGCAACGAGTGATTCTGACGAATCAAGAATTCGCGATTTTGGTTTATGTCTGTGATATCATTGATCCGAATGTGCTTGATGACTTGTTCATCGAAGCCTATGTACGCATCGTCGGAGCAACCATCGCCAACGCGCTATCCGGCGATAAGAAACTCATCAAGATGGCGATCGATGAAGCCAACATCGCTATTGGCCAAGCCCGCGCAGCCGATGCAAACGAAGGCCTCACCATCAACGATGTAACCCCGGATTGGATTCGTATCCGCGGTGTCGACTTCGGAACACAATACTCTGGCCCATACACTGGTTTCGACTGGGGCAGCATGTGGCCAAACTTCGGATGAACCATGTCTGACGTTGTAGTCCAAGCATCATTCAACTCTGGCGAGTGGAGCCCGAAGCTCTTCTCGCGAGTTGATCTTGCGAAATATAAATCTGGCGCGGCGCTACTGGAGAACTTCTTCGTTGATTATCGTGGCGGGGCCAGCACCCGCACTGGTACGAAGTGGATCATGCAGACGTACAAAACTGGCGCGAGGCTGATTAACTTCCAAGCCAGCTTCAACGTCGGGTACATCATTGAACTCGGCGACCAGTATATGCGGTTCTACTATCAAGGATCACCGATCCTTGAAACTGGAATCGCGATCACTGCAATCACCAAAGCCAATCCTTGCGTAGTAACTGTACCCGGTCACAGCTATTCCGTTGGTGATTGGGTCTATATCTCCGGCGTACTGGGTATGACCCAGATTAACGCGGCGTATTACAAAATCACCGCAGTGGCCGGTAACAACATCACCCTCGCCTATCTCGATGGTTCCGCGGTCAACTCCACTACCTGGGGAACCTGGACTTCCGGCGGGACAACCAAACGCATTTATACCATTACTAGTCCATACAAGGTCACCGACAATCTGCGCTTGGTCAAATTCGCTCAGTCAGTGAACCGGATGATTCTTTGTCATCCGAGCTATCCAGCGTACTCCCTGACCCTTGTGACCGCAACCAACTGGACCTTGGCTGCAATCACCGTGGGCTCGACTGTTATTGCCCCGATCGGTGTCGCTGTATCCACCACCGCGCCACCTGTGGTTGGTGAAGTCCCAATTAACTATTCTTACACCGTTACTGCAATCGACGCTGGCGGCCAAGAATCATCGATGGCCACGCCAACATCATTGACCGCGCGAAATATCAAAATCGTTCCGATGTCTAACAAGGTCAGTTGGTCATCAGTCCTAAACGCAACTGCCTATAACATCTACGAAGCCACAGCCTCCTATTTCGGCGTGGTGCCTTCTGGTGTTCAATACGGCTTCATCGGAACCTGCACAGGAACCGAATTCATCGACACCAATATCGCAGCGGACTTCACTCAAACCCCGCCGATTTCCAAAAATCCATTCATTGGCACAGGCATTGACCACGTTACAGTCACTGCTCCTGGGGCCTATACCACTGTCCCATCAGTCACCTTCTCTGGCTCACCCACAGTCCTCGCCACAGCAATCGCGCAGCTGCAAGTCCAAGGCACCCCGGCAATCACCGCTGGTGGTGCGGGTTATGTTGTTGGCGACACGATCCAATTCTCCGGCGGATTCGTCGTGCAGGTTTCAACTGTCGCGGCTGGTGTAATTACTGGCTGGGTTGTGACTAACCCCGGCGCGGTGACTTCTGGATCAACTCCTGCCAATCCCAATGCTCAGGTCCTGACCTCTGGAATTGGCGTTGGCGCAACAGCCACGGCTACATGGGGTGTCGGCGCGGTGATCATCACTGGCGCGGGTGCTGGTTTCTCTGTGGCTCCGACTGTGATCTTCTCCTCCGGCGCTGCGGCTGCGACTGCATATCTGTCCGCCACTTCCAATGGCTTCCCGACTGTCCCAGGGTTCTTCCAGCAGCGTCTGGTTCTTGCTGGACTTGTTGGCGCGCCTCAGTCGTTCTTCCTCTCGAAGCCGGGGCAGTACTTTAACTTCGACATCTCCAGACCATCTCAGGCTACTGACTCCATCTCCGGCACGATTGTCTCTGGGGTGCTGAATTCTATCAAGGCAATTGTCTCGGCATCGTCGGGTATGTTGGTCCTTACCGACAAAGCCTCGTGGGTCGTCAACGGCGGTCAGGCTGGCTCTGCAATCACCCCGTCTGCCATCGTGGCCAATCCGCAGTCTTGGGTTGGCGCAAGCGATGTGCCGCCGATTGTGACCAACTATGACATTCTCTATGTCCAGTCTAAAGGCTCGGCCATTCGCGATTTGTCCTACAACATCTACTTCAATACCTTCACCGGCACAGACATCTCCACAATTGCATCGCATTTGTTCTACGGCTATGATGTGCAAGAATGGTGCTGGGCCGAGCAGCCGTTCTATCTTGTACAAGCCATCCGCAGCGATGGTGTGATGCTGTCTCTGACCTTCCTCAAGGAACAAGATTTCGTTGGCTGGTCTCATTACGTCACCAATGGAAGCTTCAAATCCACCGCGACCGTCACCGAGGTAACCTCAACCGCAGGCACCGTCGACGCAGTTTACACCATTGTCGAGCGTACCATGGGTGGCGAGACTGCCCAGCATATCGAACGTTTCGCCGAACGCTCGTTCCCGAATGGCGTAGCTGATGCATGGACTGTTGATGCAGGTTTGCAATATGATGGTGCTCCTGCAACCAACTTCTCTGGAGCCAGACACCTTGCTGGGACAGTTGTCACTGGCCTTGCTGATGGCGTCGTAATCCCGCCATTTACAGTGTCTGCCGATGGCACCTTTACACTATCAACTCCTGCGTCCAAGGTCACTATCGGCCTAGGCTTTACCTGCAAGCTCCAGACTCTCGGTATTGACATTGGCGACCCTTCTATCCAAGGTAAGCTTAAGAAGATCACAGGAGTTAACCTGCGCGTGGCTGATACTCTTGGACTCAAGATCGGACCCGATTTTGATCACTTGGTCGCGATTAATGATCTTGTGGTTGGCAAAGTCTCAGGCATGGCCACTGGTTTGCAGTCGCAAATTGTAACCGGGCTTGTAACCGGTAATGCCTTCTCCGCGCTTGCTCCAACCTACACCGTACCAGGTCAATACTGCATAGCCCAGACAGACCCGCTTCCTGCCACTATCACTGGCCTATTCCCGGAGATTGTACTTGGCGATGATCGGTGAGATTCATCAGGTGACCCCAGCGCAATTGCAGTTCCTGCTTCCAGGAATGGATTCAGCAATGCTGGACGCGGTCAAACTCTCCCGGCAGCTTCTTGTAGGCCGGATCGGTGACGAAGTTCTCTGCGTGGTTGGATTCATCCCGCGGAGCTTTATTTCCGAGGAAGCTTATATCTGGCTGCATGCAACTCCTGCGGCCAGCGCGCATAAGCTTATCTTCGGTCGACATGCTCGGGTTGTAATCCGCCGGGCGCTGGAAGTCTATGAAAAACTAATCGGGCATTGCTTTTCTGGTAACTCCCGCCGATGGCTTGAAACCCTTGGTGCGGAATTTATCACCGATGATGTCTTTGAAATTCGGAGAGCCTGATGGCTGATCCATTTACACTCGGTAGTATTGGCCTTGCCGGTTCGATTGCCAGCGGCGGCATGTCCGCGATAAGCTCCCTCCGCGGCGGCGATGCTTCGGCTGCGCAGGCTCGATATCAATCAAGCATGGCGTGGCAGAATTACCAAATCAATCAGCAGAATGCTAACTATGCTGAGAGCATCGGCGAGCAAAAAGCTGAACGCGCCGGTATGGCTGGTGCACAGCGTATGGGCCAAATCGTGGCCGCGCAAGGTGCATCCGGGGTCGCTGTTGGTTCAGGCTCAGCAAAAGAGGTTCAAGGTTCACAACATCTTGTGTCAAAGATGGACATGGACACAATCCGCGAATCTGCGGCCAAGACTGCATATGACTATCGCGTGGCTGCGAGCAATGACGCAAACAAAGCCCGAGGCTACGAGTCCGCCGGGCGCGATGCACTTGCCGCAGGCCGACTTGGCGCGGTTGGTTCTATCGTTGGTACCGCGGGCTCGGTTGCATCGAAGTGGTTGCAAGGCTCCCAGCTTGGTCTCTGGGGCAAGGGCAACGTAGCCGGGGCTGGTGGTGGCGAGGGCGACCCGCTCCAGTGGTGGAAGTATAGCAAAGACGGCGGGGAAGAATAATGGCACAGGTTCCATATTCTGGTGTTCCTGAGATAAGCCCGCAGTTCAGCGCCACGCCAGAGGTTCGGGCTGATGTTCCCGCTGGTGCATTCGGTGCAGCCAGCGCGCAGGGGATTGGGCAGCTTGGGAAAGGCTTCGGTGAGGCAGGCGGCGAGCTTTGGAACCGGGCGATCGCGCTGCAACAGCTAGATCAGCAGACCAAGGCGCTGAATGCAAACGCCGACGCGGCTGATAAAGTCTCAGACGCATATGCTCAATTCTCGACACTTGAGGGCCGAAAGGCGATGGCTATGCTGCCTACGTTTAAGCAGCAGGTTATGGATATTCATGCCCAGATCGGGCAAGGACTTGAGTCTGATTACGCTCGAAAGATGTATCAGCAGGAATCTCGCGCGTCGCAAACTCGAGTTTTCTTCTCCGCGGCCAAGCATGCAGGCGATCAGTTTAAGAATTACCTGAAAGGCTCAACCCAAGCCGCAGTTGATTCTGCTGCCCGGTCGGCCGGTGCAAATCCAGAATCCGATGAAACCTACAACAACGCTTTGGCCACGAATGAAAGCCAGTCCAAGGCCATGGGCCAGTATATGGGCTGGGATGAAACCCAGACAAAGAATTATCTTGATAAGATGAACTCAGCCACGGTATACACCCGGGCACAAGCGTTGGCGAACAAGGACCCGATTGCTGCACAGAAAATGCTAGACAGCGCGGTGAGTAAGAACCTTGTGGATAGCGAAACTGCAGGGAAGCTTACTACCTACATCCGCAGCCAAAAAGACAACGTCATGAGCCGAAATGAATCGGCAAAGTTCATGGCTGGCGAAGCTACGCCGGGCATTGGCGATGGACCTGTGAATATTCAGTCTGCGGCAACGGCAATTAAACAAATCGAAAGTAGCGGAAATTATAACCCAAAGCATCCTGATGTAACGCATCGTGTAAATGGTCAGATGATTACCGAACATGCCCTCGGTGCCTATGGCATCATGCAATCAAACCTGCAACCTTGGCTTAAGGAAGCCGGGATGCCTGCAATGAGCGAGCAGCAATTTCTTAACGACCACGACGCGCAGGATCGGTTGTTTGAATTCAAGTTCGGCCAGATGATGAAAGAACATGGCTCGGCAAACAAGGCCGCGAATGTTTGGTTCACCGGGCGACCTGATCCGAAACCAGATGCAAATGACGGTGGTACCTCTGCTACAGAGTATCAACAGAAGTTCCGCGCTGGTTTGCTTAAACAAACCAATGGAACTCAGCTCGAGTCCGCGGCTAAGGCCCGAGCCGAACAACTTGCGCCGGGTGATGCAGAATTTGCGCAGACTTTCACCAACCGAGTTCGCGTTCAGCATTCGCATGATCAGCAGCTTGCTCGGCAGGATGAATACGATCGACAGAACACAATGCTCGAAGCAGTCGGACCCGGCCCAGACGGCAAACTCCCAACATCAGTCGACGAAATGGGGCCTGATGCGCGCGATGCGTATATGAATTCTGGGGTAAAGAAACAGCGTCAGATTGACAAAATCCTGATGCAGAACACTCGGAATGGTTACGCCGAGACGCCTGAGAATACCCGGCAGTATCAACGGTTGATGGGCATCGCAAATGATCCTACCCGCGGCGAGGAGGCAACCAAGGAGTTGCTGGATACTGATGTGAACAATCTCGAAATGCCTTGGAAATGGAAGCAAGACATCGCCAAGCAACGGATGGCGGTGTTTAAAAATACCCAGAAGAATCCAGCGCTGGGTCATGCTATGGGCCTGCTTGCACCTATGCTTGATGCGGCCGGGGTGTCGAAGAAGTCGTCTAAGGATGATTATTTTGTGTTCCAAGGCGCGCTGCATAGTATGATGCAGGATAAGATGCAAGACGGCAAACCGTTGAATGATGATGATATTAAGAAGATGGGCGCGAGTTTGCTGCGTAAGACAACACAGCCTTGGGGTCCATTTGGAATGCTTTCGGGGCAGAATGAAGCCTTCCGCACTCCGGTGCCTGAGGATGATCGGAAGCAGATTATTGAAGCGTACAAACGCAGCAAGGGCGTAGTTCCGATTGATCGCGAAATCCAATCCATCTACGCGGCCAAACAAGCCCGGGAATTCAATCTATTCTACGGAAAGAAAAAGGCTCAGGAGTCCGAAACTCCTACCGTACCGAGGTCCCAATGAGCGATATTGATAAGCTGCCGACGGTGGATAATGTCTATGACGACATTGTCCCGCAGTTTAATTCCATCGCGCCGACTAAGGCGGTTACGTCGCTGGGTGAAAACCCGGATGATGGTGCGCGGGCTCTGGCGTTGTCGCGTTCGACTGGCGTTGCCCCGGAGGTAATTCATTCGGACCTCGATGGGTTTGAGCAAGATCACAAGCAGCGGCTGACGAGTAGCATCGTTAAAAACAACGATTACATCGCAGCGTACATTCGCGGGAACAAACTCGCGGACGTGGTTTCGAACGATGACTACGGCAATCTCGATAACTTCTCCCAAAAAGCCGAGCTTCTCAAGCTCTCCCAAGATCGCTCCTACTTCCATCAGTTCGTTGCCTCACCGATTTGGGAGGGTATCAAAGGCGCTGCGTGGGGTGCGCTAGAAGGCGCTGCACACCCTCCGCTTCAAATCCCAGAGCATTACAATCCGTGGTCCAAGGCCGCGTGGGAGTTTCTTGGAATTCCGCTACGAGGTCTAAACGCGATTGCTGGCGGTGCAATGGGCGGTGCTGGTGAGTTCGCTGGGCAACTTGCAAAGTCGGCCGGGTATGACGAGTCCGCGATCGAGTCTGCCAAACGCGAAGGCCGGGGGATTGTCGAGTCTGAAATGGGCCGCGGTGGCTCGGGGCTTATACACCCGGATCAGACCGTGGGCAAGATCGTTCGGTTTCAGGAAGCAGTTGAAGCGGCTAAGCCGTGGACTAAGGTTGGACTTGAGCCGCCGGTTGGGGTTCATCCGCTGATTGATAAGATGAAAGTGGATGTTAATAAGATCAATGTGGATCGGATTAACGACGCGCTGACCGAGGCCCAGAAATCGCTGACCAAGGATCGTGACGGCGAGTTATTCCGGAACTTTGTCGAGCAGCATGTTGAGGACTCGACGATCGGAATTTCTGCGGATCGAATCGTGGCATTGTACGGCGATCGCATTCCCGAAGCTGGCGACAATCTCTTTGGCTGGCTTCCGGGGATCGCGGATAAACTCGAAGCTGCGCGGACCTTCGGTGAGGATGTTCGCATTCCGCTGAAAGACTGGTTAACGGAGATGGACCCGACGGTTGCTAAGGACTTTCACGACGATATGCGCACGTGGCCGGGTGCAATTACTAAGAATGAATCGAAGCTGGCCGGCGAACCGCGATCGGTTGTTGATGCCCCGCTTGCGCAGGTTCGTGATGCAATGGCAACTGAGCCGGTTTTTAGCATCGGGGATCGGAAGCTAACTCTCAAACGCCTCACCGAAGAAACACAGCCGCAAGGTCCATATGTCGGTATGGACCCTCGTGCGGTTGCTGAGCTACATGGCGTTGATTGGGATGGGCTTGGGGTCTATGGGCAACAGGCTTATATCAATGCAACTAAACCGGCTGAGTTTGGCAATTTCCATGAATGGCAAATGCTAGATCAGAACGGCAAGCCAATCGGTGAGATAAGCATTCTGCCTGATCCGGCGAAGAAACAGCTGTATGTAAATATGATCAATGGCCTTGGTGGGCTGTATTCAAATGCATTCGGGCCTAGCTTGATGCGAGATATTAAACGGCAGCTTAAGGAAGCGTATCCGGATTATGAAAGTATCACTGGGCATCGGGTTTCTGGAGCGCGGGAGAAATCTGGCGTTTGGACGGAGAAGGAGAAGTCCAATCCGGTAGTTGCGTTGCATGTTGACGATCTTGCTGGTGACTATGATTCCATGAAAGGCATGTTCGATAGCGCCTACATGCGCCAGTTTGATCATGGTGTCGAAGGCTTTGTTCTTCCGAAAGAACTTTATCGTCAGAATGAGCAGGCCCTGACTGAGGCAGTTCGCAGCGAACTTGCGCGAATTACGCCGTCGACGGAGTTTGTACCGACCGCTGGTATCGCGCACTCGGCGACAGATAAACCAATCACCGGAACATACCTTCCCGGCCTGCGCCCGCAGATTCTGATCGACATGCTTAGCCCCGATGCAAAGGGAATCGCGCATCATGAAGCGATCCACGCGTTGTACCGGCAAGGGTTGTTTGAGCCGGCTGAATGGGCAGCGCTGTCGAAAGCGGTTGATACCGAAGGTTGGATCGAGCGGTATGGGATTAAAGAGCGTTATGGCGATCTAACGGATAAGCCAGAGTATCTGAAAGAGGAAGCAATTGCTGAGGCGTTCCGCGATTGGGCCGCGACGAAGGATTCGGTTAATCATCCGCAGACGCTGGTAACGCAAGCCTTCCAAAAGCTTTGGGATTTCTTGCAGTCGATCAAGTCTAAATTCGCTGAGATTCTCGGACGAGAACCAACGTTTGATGAGTTGTTTGAAAAGGCGTATTCTGGCGAGGTCGGGCAGCGGAGCTTGAAAGATCGTATGAACGGGGTTCAACCTGAACCTATGATGGCGATTGATGAACGCATGAACAATCTCCGTGCAGAAGCTGCTGGGCTTGATTCTAAATCTTTCAAGAAAATGCAAGAGATGATCGCGAAGCGGCATGAGGAAGATTTGCAGGCTGCGATCAAGCAGGCCGAACGCGAGCAAAAAGCCACCCAGACCAAAGAATGGAAGGAAAATGCGAAGGAGATTCGCAAACAGGTGGACTCAGATATTCGCCAACGTCCTGATGTGGCTGTTGATCTTCTGGTTGGTTCTGGTGAATTGCAGGGGCAGAAGCTCAAGCAAAGGTATCCGCTCAGAGCCGATGACCTGACGGATTTGCAGAAGAGCATGCTGCCGCGGCATTATTACGCCAAAGACGGATTGCCGGTGGATGGTGTGGCCAACATGTTTGGCTTCCACTCTGGCGATGCAATGATCGATAAGCTTGTGGAATATCGCGCTGACAAGGCCGATATGACTGCGCAGGAACGTCTGGCCGCGACGATCAAGGAAGAAATCGACAAGCGCATGGAGGCGCAGTTTGGGAAGCTTCAAGACAACATCATGGCCGAGGCTATGGATCAGGCGTTATCGGAGACGAACCTAAATATCCTCGCGGAAGAATGGCAAGGCGCGGCAATGAAGGCCGGGGTTGCTACGGTTGATAAGGACGTGGCGAAGTCTGCTGCGTTGGATATGTTTTCGAAAATGAAAATTGGCGAGGTTAGCCTTGATCGAACCATGGCTGCGATGGGCCGGTTTGGGCGCGATGCTGAGCGGAAACTGATCGCTGGCGATAATGCTGGCGCGCTGGTTGACATGCAGCGGAAGTATATGACCGGGTTGATCGCAGCGGAAACCCGAAAGCTCCAGAAAGAACAGGCAAGTTTTGACAAAATCGCTAAGCAGTTTTCCAAGCGTGAAGTCTCGAGCATGGACCCCGAGTACACGAATTATGTTCATGATATACTCATGCGAGTGGGGAAGCCGGTTCGTCGGAGCATTCAGGACTTGCAAGCGAACATTGCAGCGAGTGAAAGCAAGAGTTTGCCGGAGTTTCTGCTGAATAAAACCTCTCAGCTTCGTGAAGTCCCGGTCTGGGATCAGTTACTTGATTCAGCTTGGCGAAAGGACTTGAGCGAGCTTTCGGTTGATGAGTTCCGCGCGGTGAACGATTCGGTTAAGACGCTGGTGCATAATGGCCGGGATGAAATGAAGCTGACCCGAGCGGGCGAAGCTGAGGACTTCGCGGCGATTAAAGAACAGATGATTAACGCGATCGCGGAGTCCAAGGCTGGTGAAGCTCGGGAAGCCAAACCTCGCGGCGCAGTTCGCAAGCTCCCGATGCAATATTATGTCCAACATCTACAAATGGAAAACATCCTCGGGCGTTGGGATGACTTTGACTCCAAAGGCGTCTGGACCCAGTTCGTCATGCGCGATCTAATCGACGGCGCGAACCAAGTTGACGCATGGAAAAAGGAATACGCGGAGAAGATTAAGAATCTTGGCAACCCACCGAACCTCGAGCGCACCGTTGACAATAAACTATTCCGGGATCAGGATACTGGGACAATGATCCCTATGACCCGGAAGAATCTGATCGCGGTGATGTTAAATACAGGGAACGATGGGAATCTCGTGAAAATGTCCCGGGGCTATGGGCTTGATCCGCATCAGGTTATGGATTGGGTTCATGAGCATGCGACTCCTGCGGATTGGAAATATGTGCAGGGGGTTTGGGATACGTTTAAGGATATCAAGCAGAAGTCAGATACGATGTATCGATCGTTGACTGGCGGGGTTGCGCCGGAAAGCATTGTGACCCGGCCGGTGATGGACCCGATGGGTAACAAGGTTGCCGAAGGCGGGTACTATCCGGTGATCTTCCACCCGGAAATGGAAGGGGCCTCGAAGAAACTCATGGGGCCGAATGCGCTGGAAGAGCAGAATTATGTTCGCGCGACAACGCCAGCCGGGTACACCAAATCTCGTACCGGGTACGTTGCGCCGCTAGCTCTGGACATGGACGCGATGCCCGGCCGGATCAGCCAGATGTTGCATGACATCGGTCTACGTCCGGCGGTGTTGAATGCATCGAAAGTGTTTTATGACAAGGATATCCGCTCGGCGGTGAGGAAGTTCTACGGCGATGAATACCGTGAAACGCTGATTCCGTATCTCCGCGGCGTGGCGAATGCGTCGAACTACATGGACAAGAATCAAATGGCCATGACCCGGGCCAGTGAGTTCATTCGGCAGAATATGATCACCACGCTGGTTGGACTAAATCCTGGCACGGTTATGAAGCATGGGCCGACCGCGGCAATGTTGTCGATCAAGGAAGTCGGCGGGGTGGACTTTGCCAAGGCTGTCAAGAGCATGTTCTCGATCAACGATGTGACTGGCGAATCCAACTGGCAGTTCGCAATTAAGAATTCGCTAGAGCTACAACGTCGTGATCGAAACTGGCAAGAGACGCTGTATGGTGCTACGGCTGGACTTACTCCGGGTGAGAAGTTTGAGCCTTGGCGGCAGCGGATCATGGAATGGTCGAGCAAGCCGGTGGCGCTGTCGGATATGATTTCGGCGGTCCCGACTTGGATTGCGCGGTATGAGAAAGAGCTTAATGCCGGGGCTAGTCATGGTGATGCGGTATTTGAAGCTGACAGATCAGTTCGCCGGGCACATGGTTCAACTGCGCCAACCAATCGCACTGCCATGCAACGGAACTTCTCGCCGTGGATGACATCGATCTACAACTTCTGGTCAGAGATTATGAACCGGCAGATGGAAACGTTGTGGCGTGCTGGCCGGGCGGTTGATGCAGTCAAGGAAGGTGACAAGGCTGCGGCGATGGCGCAAGGAAAGTATATCATCGGCGCTGGGTTTGCGTTTGTGATCTGGCCTGCGATTGTGGAGAACATGGTATCCCCGCATCCGCATAAAGAAGATGATAGCTGGGCGAAGAAAGCCGGGACGCAGTTGATGTATACCCTTGGGTCTAGCTGGGTCGGTGTTCGTGACATTGCAGCGGGTTTGAGTTTCGGCCGCGATCCGCAGTTTGGTTTGACCGGGACAACGTACCAAACCATGTCAAATCTCTGGCGGGACTTCAACAAGCCCGGTGTTATGTCGAATGAAAACCGCGGCAAGCTCCTGCAAGACGGGGCTACCTTGATGGGCGCGCTGACTGGCATGGTCCCGGCGCAGGTTGGTAAAGCCGCCCGGTTCGCTCATGATGTGAACGTAGGAAAGGAGAATCCGCGTAATGCTTGGCAATGGTTGGTGGGGTTGCGATATGGCACCACCCAGAATCATTCGCAATCATTCGAGCAATACATGAGAGGACATTAACATGGTTGCAATTCCGAAGAATGTAGTCGGCGGTGCGCAGACGACACAGGCTAAATGGAAAATTCCAGCATCCATCAGCATTGCCCAATGGGCATTGGAATCAAACTGGGGCCGGAGTCTGAGCGGGAAAAATAATCCATTCGGCATCAAAGCTCTTCCCGGTATGGCCTCGCGGCCTGTGATGACTTGGGAAGTTCTCCGCGGTAAGCATGTGCGGATCAAACAGAACTTCGCGGACTTTGATTCGCTGGCGCAGGCGTTTGATCTTCACGGGCAGTTGCTGGCGACGAGTAAGTATTACATCAACGCGCGGAAGGTTCTGCCTGACCCGGATAAGTTCGCTGATGCGCTGACCGGAACCTACGCAACTGATCCGGCGTATGGGAAGAAACTTAAGCAGATCATGAAAGCGAATGATCTGTATCAGTATAATAAGGTGACGGCATGAGGACGCTGGTTCTGCTTGCTTTCTTGTTCACAGGCTACGTCGCATTAACCGGGTGCGCCGCGGGATATCTAGTCCGGTGTATTAATTCCCCGAACTGCAACTGAAAGGAAACATCATGGTTAACTGGAAAACTTCTATCGCGGGTATTGCTACGATCCTCTCGGCGCTGGGTTTGATCGGGCATATGCTCCAGACCGGCGGGTTCGATGTGAATACCATCACGTTGGCGATTACCCAGATCATGGCGGGTGTTGGTTTGCTTGGTGCTAAAGACGGTAACGTCACTGGTATCGGTGACAAGGCCACAACTGATGTGAGCAAGGACGCAACTGCGCCTAAGGTAAACCCTCAGTGAGCGGACTGTCGCCACTTGCAACATCATTGATACAGGCTGGGGTGTCGTTGGTTAAGAACAATGGCCCCGGTTTCATCGCGGCGTTCAAAGCCCACGACTGGAAAACTGTAGCAATCGATGTTGTGACTGCGGAGTTGACCTTGGCGGCAACCGCAGGTGTACCGGGCGCGGGGATAGCTTTGAAGCTTCTTCCCGTTGGGATCTACATGGCACAGCACCCGCATAATACCGGGGAAGGTGGGATTGGCGCAAAGCCAGAAGGTAATGGAGGTATTGTGATATGAAGAAGATTGTGTTTATCGCGCTGGTGGCTGGGTCGCTCGCTGGCTGCGGGACTGACCCGATCACTGGAAAGCCTACAGTCGCTGCGACGATTGATCTTTGGTCATCGCCTAAGGCCGGGCTTGCGGTTGGTAATGTCGGCAAGCTGGCCCGGGCAATCTCGTGCGGGGTTACCGTCACTACCGCGCAACTGGCTCAGTCGATTGTCGGGATCATTGGTACTGACAAGGCCGCGATTGACGATGCTGGCAAGGCCTACGCAATTTCGGTTGCAGTCTGCAATACCATTAGCGGCATTGTCGCTGCGAATTAATTCAAACCTGCCGGGGCATTGAAATATGGAAGGTGAAGATATGGAAAAACTCCGGCAAGATATGGCCGAAGTAAAAGCCTCGCAGATTTATTTCCGCGAGGCTGTTTCGGAGATGAAGGGCGCCTTGAACGATACATCGAGAGAGTTACATGAAGCGGCGCTGACGCTGAAAGAGGTTGCGTTTAATATCGGGAACGCGCAGGGTCGATTGGTCGGGGTTGAGTCGGATATTAAGGCCCAGAGTACCCGAATTGATTCGCTGGAATCCACCCGCGATCGGCAGAATGGAATGATTACAGTCATCGGCATGATCGGTGGTTTTGTCGGCGGCGGGATTATGTGGTTAATTAATCACTTTATCAAGTAGGCGGGCCCGACGGGGCAAACGCGGCGAAGTATCGGATTTTAGTTGTACGATCTTCGCCCTTGCAGTATATCTGCCCAGACTTTTCCATGATGTCTACGACTCGCATGATCGAATGAAGTGGGATTCGGTCGCTGGCGAAGCGTGTGATTTTTTGTTCGGAAACACCGTGCCCGCGATCGTTGATCTTGACGAAGTGCATGATTTCTTCCATGGCTTGGGCATCTGCGTTGGTAGCACCGGCTTTGAAGATTTCTAGCATGGTGTCCTCGGCGTCGAGTAGCCATTTCATCGCGGTGTTGAAATCATCGCGGGTGAGGATTAAGGCATTAGACCGGTCGATCGCGGCAATCATGGATAATTTGTACAGGTGAGCACGTCGACGGGTAACGTAATGAATGAGTTTAGGGTGGTTAGGGACTGGGGACTCACCAAGGGAGCGCCACTTGTTAACAAGATCGCGGTAATCTGCGGTGACTTCAAATTCACCAATGAGGTTGTTAATGATGTTGAGGTCATTAGCGAGGTCATCGGAGTGGGATTTCTCAACGGGGGCAAAGTCATCGCCAATGATTCGTTCATCTGAGAACACCATGATTAGGCGGGAAGTAAAACCTTGGCCCCATGCTTTCTCTGGAAGTAGCTGGGTCAGGTTCTGAGGAGTGGTTCCGCAGATTATGTTTAGCTGCGGGGATTCAATTTTGATCCGTATGTCCGAGGTTCGCCGGGTTTGGGAATAAGGATCTGGGTCGTAGAAGGCTGAGAGGCCGTCGATCATTTCGTTGTCGTATTTGTGAATGAACGCGCCGAGTTCATCCGCGGCGATGTAGAGGGAGTTGTATTCAAGCGCGTCATCGCCGGGGCGGATCAAGACACGCTTGGCTTTGACGAGGGAATCAACTAGCGATGCGAAGGTCATGCTGATCGGGGCTAGATGAAACTCTGGCAGGTCCCGAACGTAATGTGTTCCCTCACGCATGGTACGAGTCTTACCCACACCCGGATGTGCGACTAGGAACACGAACATATTCGGGTACATCGGCCGCATACCGGTCTTAAGCCAGACCTTTTGTTCCAGCGCAGCAGCGATTGTTGAGATTGCAGTCCAGCGGCGGAAGATAGCCGGCGAATGCAGACTAGCGGTTTGCTCTACGAACGATTCGATCCATGATTCCAGCTTCCTTTTGCCGCTTACGCTCGTCGGTTCCGTGGTAGTCTTTGAGCCCGTTTGGGTTTTTGGTGGCATCATATTCGCCCTTGTTCCAGCCTACTTTGCAGTCATATGGGATTCGGAGTGTCCGGCCATGGGCCAGCGGGACCGGGATTACGAGAGCATCCATAAGTAACGGGATAACTCGGTCCTCGTCTTTCTCCGGGTACATGAAGGTGAGCGCGTCATGGTCATGCATCATGATGATAGCGATGCCTTGGCGCCAGATATTGAGCATAGCGGTGTTGACGATTTCGGCGAGGGATGATTGTGGATCGTAGGCGATGGCTTCGCGAAGGGTCGATGGATCGTTGCGTCGGCCGAAGAACCAGCGTTTGCGGCCGAGTAGGGAGATGAGATAGCCTTGTTTACGGAGGGTGTTATCGACGTGGTCTTGCCAGAGTAGGTGCGCAGGGAAGGCTGAGAAGTAAGCGGGTTGGAAAGTTTTGACTACGCCGAGTTCTACCTTAGCTTGTTCAGCAAGCGTATTAGGTTTTCCTCCGTAGTTAGAGCCATGTCCCAATTTTTTACACATAAATCGATAAGTATAGTGCCGATAGTACGGTTGTTCGGCGATGTCTTTATCTCGTTTAAGATCGCCAATCCAAGGCAAATTAGGCCACATAATACGAGCAACTGCCGTATGTGGGTCTCCTGATTCACAGGCTTCAAGATATCTTCCGTCATGAAACAAATTCCATTCTATTGCGCCGACTGCGAAGGACTCTCCGGATTTAGCATCGCATTTAGCGAATTTATATCCGTGGTCAGCGATGAAGATGCTTCGGAGAGACTCCTCAATATTCTGTAAGTTTCCTCCAGTACCAAATTCCGAAAAGCTGGATGAGAATCTCCCAGTCGATGTGCCAGCAATGTTATAACTCGTGCGGATTCGTCCGTCTCCATCAAGATCAGTTTTAAGGACACTAATCTTGTCTCCAAGTTCCGTAAGTGTGTTAATATGTTTGATAATCTGCTCAGCGATAGGGTAGATGCCGAGTTTTTCTCTAGCTCCGCGATCAGTTGTGGGTCGCCCAGCCTTGCGGACTGGCGGAAGTCCAAAGGTATCGTAGAAGAGTCTATGCAGGTCGCGGTGGGATCGCCAGTTGAAGGACGGAAGGCCGACTCCGTCGAGGACGATTCGTTCAAGTTGAGCCTCGAGGGTTTCCATGATGGCGTAGTATTCGTCGATGACTTCGGCCTTGCGCGCTTGGTCCACCAAGACCCCTCGGATACGCATCTCCAGAGTTGGTCCTTGTAGCGCTTTAGAGAATTCATATGTCTTCTCCGTGTGTTCGTCCAACTGCGGAAGCATGGCGTCGAGACAGTCGCGAGTGACGCAGACATCGAGGCCGTTGTAGATCATCTCCCGTTCGAATGGGGTGTAGGCCTCGGGATCGGCTTCATGAGTGCGGATGATTTTCAAAGTGACCTCATCACGAATTCAAGATTCTCAAACCCATCTACAAATGCAATAGGCTGGCGATCCTCAAAAACGTGTACTCCATATCGAGTAACATTAACAGGATTGCCTTCCTTATCTACAACAAGCATAAGTGCCCAGCGGCCTACGAAAGGTTTTGGTTCAGTAATTGCAATGCATATTTGCATGCGCCCATCGCGAGAACCATACCCGCCTTTGACATTATACACATTACCAATCCGAAGCGGTTCTTCTGCGCATTGGGTATCTAATTCAACATGGATTTTCATATCAGTTATCCTTCTTAATCGTCTCAGCTTTCTTCCTCATACCCTTCCAGCTACCTTCATCGGAATAAATCGAGCCGAGGTAGCCTAGGCCTTTCAACGACTCCGGCTGTAGAGCATGGCTAAGTAGCATCGTATCTTCTTCCGCCCCAACCGTCTTTATCCCATAGGCTCGGAGCAAGAAGGCGATGTCGTAGGCTCCGTTTTGGAAGAGCTTGCGAATCCTTCCATCTTCAAGAACTTCCCGGACAAGATTCCAACAAGTACATTCATCCTGCCGAGTTGGCCAATAGCAGCCAGTCTTTCTTCGGTCGTCATCGAACGGAATAACGATCGCAAGGTCTGGTCGTGGACCGAATCCAATGCACGTAATTCGCTGTCCAGCCGTTTCAATATCGACAGAAAGTAGGCAACCGGGTCGGATGAATTCAGCAATGAAAGTTCGTATGTCTTCAAGGGTTGGTTCGATCCAGATTTCACGGGGCGGTCTCCGTATTTCGGGGTAGGCGGATTCACGGGCGGCTTTCATCAGGTCGGCGATTACGGTCGGGCGATTGTCCCATTGGCGAATTATGGCAGAAGGATGGTAAGTGGAGATAAGCTTAAAGTCAGCAGCAGTATGTGTACTAAGAAGAGTAGTGCCACGGAGTTTGCTGATGCCCGTCCTACCAGCCAACGCCCATAACCCAGTATTACCAAAGCAGATGATAAGGTTAGGGTCAATATCCATGATTGTAGCGGCGATGCGATCAAGCTCATGTTCAAACTCCGCGCGGACGTATTTGGATTTGAGCAACGGCGGAAATCCGGCTAATGCTTCGGCCTTGCCCCCGCAAAAGTGAAGCAAATCATTCCTGGGCGGATGGACTTGAAACACGTTGAGCCGGTGGACTTCTGGGTGTAGCCCCCAGATTGCTTTAAGCGCGGACGGATCGGATTTAGAATAGTAGCTATGAAGGTAATCACGATCGGCCCAAGAAAGGCGAATAATGCCGGCCTCGCCAAGCATTCGGATAAGTTCTGCGCCGGGCGGGCCGAGGAAGTCGGAGTTGAGCCGGGCGTCGATTTCACTACGGAATTCCCCGAGGAGGATTATGGGTTTCATGGGGCCACAAGATTCATGATTTCAATATCGAGAATATCCTGAATAATCTCAGGAAGATCAGCGATATGAACAGTCACAACTTCCTTTGCGTTCATGGTTATGATCTTGTAATTACCATCAGGATTTTTTGTGATTACGATTTGAAGGATGTCTTTGTTTTCCATTGGCTCTCTCCAAAATTGGGAGGGACCGAAGCCCCTCCCGGTTGGTGTTAGTCCTTCCAAGTAGCCGCTTTGACCGCCCACATCTGCGCACCCTGCGCTTCTGTGATGGCGATAGAGGCAAGACGAGACTGTTCGTTTCTGCCATCTCGCATAGCGACAAGCTCGTCGATGATGGCCGCGTACATTGCCTTGAGGCGCTGCACACGATCATCACCGCTTGGATTGAAGGTCAGGCCAACAGCCTTTTCTCCGAAAGTAAGTGGGCGCGAGTCAGTCATGGTTTCCTCCTTAGTCAGCAACCAGCGTCCGCGAGATTTCTGCGTAGATGCGCGAGCCATCTTCGCTTGTCCGATGCTTTACCACCGCTCGAA